TCAAACCACAGTTGGTACCTACTTGCTCATAAGCGAAAGTAAAAGGTTGACCTACAAAACGCATGGTAAATAATGAGGTATCTGTCCATACGTAAATAGTATTTCTACCTAGTTTCGCTCCTATGATTCGTGATCCGGCGGCCAGTCTTTGTGTACCGGCGGTATTGATTGCAGTAGGTGTCCAAGTGTTGATATCCTCTTGAGAAGAGAATCTTATAAACATATCATCTTGTGTATCAGGATTTCCAATGGTTGTTTCAGTTCCAAATAAAACTAAGTGACGATCGGGTGTTGAAACTAACATATCTCTAGATGCAGTGGGGGCTCCAGATACAATAGTAGCTCTTGTTGCTGTTGCATTAGTTGCATCAGCGTCCCATTCAAATACAGCTCCATTAACAATCAACGCTACCAAAGTAGCTCCTAAATTATCTAATGACCATAAACCAGGTTCTGCAACTTTATCAGTTGAAGCAGCTGCTTGACCCCATGCAGCATAGTCACTGAAGTTTGTAACAGTTGCGCCATCTGAATGAGCAGCCCTAGTTGTTCCTCTAACTGCTCTAGTAATTCCTGTTAAAGTGGTAGTTCCAGAAACTCCTGTATAAGAAATTTCTTCTGTGCCAACTTGAATATAGTTTGTCCCTGTTGTTGGAAACCCTGTGACAGAATCTAAAACAATACTAGTTCCTGATCCGCCAGTTCCATAAACATTATCGCCTAAAGCTCCATCTAAAGTATTGGTTTGAGGATTAGTAACTGTACCACCAAACTGAGAAATACCCCATCCGTAAACTCCAACCTGATCAGCTGGACCTACGTGGTAGTATCTATAATAAGTGATGCCTCCAGAAGTACTGGCTCCTGAATCAGTTTCAGTAGCTCCGGCATTAATAGTAATAGTGTCATTAGTAGGTGCAGTTAACACCATAAATTTTTTGTCACAAAAAGTAGTATCATCAAAAACAGAGTCAGTAATAGAACTAAATGTAGATGAATCTCCAAATAAAATTATATCACCTGCTACAAACCCATGAGCGGAACTAAAAGTTATTGTAACTGTAGTTGATCCATTAGTCGTGGTAAATGCATTAGTAATTGCAGTCCCTGATGGATTAACTAAAGGATGAATATCGTAATAAACTCCTCCAGAATATGTATATAAAATTCTATTGGTTCCTAAGATAGCATATTTAATACCCTCTTTATTCACCATATGATGAAGAGCTCGGGTTGCACCCGTCAACTTCTTATCTCCTAATGAAGCCCATCCTCCTATTTTTTCAGGGGTACCATATCTAAAACGTACATTTTCACCTCCTGTCCATTGAGCTTCTGCTCCTGTAGGAGTGATTTGTTTATTAAATCCGGGTAAAAATCCTATCTTTTGTAGCATAAGGATCCATTATATAAGGTTTTATAAATTTTGGTAGTATTATATTCCATTCTAAATCCGATATCAACTCCTCTAAATATACCTTTTTGATCTTATGATCTTTTAAATACTGATGGAGCTCTTGTGTATCCACTATAATAAATTGATTTTTTATATCAAATACAATTTTATCAGCCTTAGTTTTAAAATACCCTTTTTTACAATCATTTTTAAGAGGCCTAGTGTCAAATTTAAACCTTTGATTACTATGCCCTTCGATTATTCCCTCCACATTCCACACCTCCTTTTGTCTTTGATTGCTTGTGGCGTGTTTGATGTGGATCAATTTTTTATAAAAACTTGTCATTAAAATATTCTTATGATATTCTTATAAAGAAAAAAGATATAAAATAAAGATATGAATTTAAAATATAAGTATTGGTACTTTAAGGAGGTTTTATCTCCTAAAGTCTGTGACGACATAATTAAATACGGAAAATCTTTTCAAGATGAATTAGCTAAAATAGGGGGACACAATGGAGACACTGCTCAAGTAAGTATTAAAAATTTAAAAAAGAAGAGAAACTCTAATATTGTTTGGTTAAATGATTATTGGATATATCATCATATACATCCTTATATTCACATGGCAAATAAAAATGCTGGTTGGAATTTTGATTGGGATTTTTCAGAATCCTGTCAATTTACTAAATATAGTAAGAAGCAGTTTTATGGGTGGCATCGGGACAGTTGGGAAGTACCCTATCATGCGCCCAATGATCCTCAGAGACATAATAAAATTAGAAAATTATCTGTCACAGTATCCTTATCTGATCCTGCAACTTACAAAGGTGGAAACTTAGAGTTTAATTTAAATGAAGAAGATTTATCAAAACAAAAAAATAAGATTGTATGTAAAGAAAGTAGACCACGAGGATCAATAGTTGTATTTCCTAGTTTTACTTTACACAGAGTACAACCTGTTACAAAAGGAAATAGATACTCATTGGTTATTTGGAATCTTGGATACCCCTTTAGATAATAAAACATGATCCATCGAAACTTTAAACTAAAAAATAGAAATCAAATTAAAGAAGTTTTAAAAAAGATTAATGTTGATAATCATCAATTAGTAGAAAAGGGATATTCTTCCTATAGCACAGTACTTGATTATGAAAAGTTTGGTGTGTTTGATAAAATAATAGAAAAGTTTTTAAAACTAGCGGGTAAAAATTTTAATATTGTAGACTTCTGGATAAACATTTATTTTAAAAATGGATATGTAAAAAAACATAATCACACTACTTCTATTAAAAAACTTGAAAAAGTCCCTTTAAAAACAGGTGTATATTATTTTGAAAAACCTAGAAATTCAGGAAATATTGTGATAAATAATAGATTGATTAAAGTAAGACAGGAAGACATGATCATTTTTGAGGGTAAGAATATACATTATTCAGAGAAAAACTTAAGTGTTTTTCCTAGAATAATTTTTTCTGTTAATATGATGAAAGGTGTTCAAAAGATTTGGAATGAAAAACTTCAACAATATAATTTGGAAATAACAAAAAATGAACTTTAAAAAAAATAAATTTTTAAAAATTGAAAAAGCTCTTTCACCGGAAATGTGTGATTTTAGTTATAAATATCTTTTGTTTAAAAGACAGGTTGCTGATACTTTATTTAAACACAAATACATTTCTCCCTATGAAGAAATATGGGGAACATGGTCAGATCCACAAATTCCTAATACCTATTCTAGTTATAGTGATTTGGTTATGGATACCCTTTTAGTAAAAATGCTGCCCTTAATGGAAGCAGCTACAAAAATTAGACTTGTTCCAACTTATTCATATACAAGATTATATAAAAGAGGAGATGAATTAAAAAGACACAAAGATAGGTTTAGTTGTGAGATATCTACAACCATGAACCTTGGTGGTGGTAATTGGCCTATTTATTTAAGTCCAAATGAAAATGTAGGTATACCCGATGGTAAAAAAATTACTACTGCTAGTAATGCTAAAGGTATAAAAATTGATTTAGAACCAGGAGACATGCTAATTTATAAAGGGTGTGATATAGAACATTGGAGAGAACCTTTCGAAGGAGATCATTGTGGTCAAGTATTTTTACACTACAACAAAAAATCTCCAAAAAATAAAGATAATATGTTTGATGGAAGACCTCATTTAGGATTGCCAATTTGGTTTAAAGGAAAGAAATTAATCTAATGAAATTTCCTTATTGGTATGTAAATAATTTTTTAAATAAAAGTGAAATTAATAAAATAAATTCTTACGTCCTTAAAAAAGGAAGACCTTTTTTAGCACAGGCCACCACTCTTAAAACCTCAGTGTGTAAGTGTGTTCCATATGGTGATTTAAAAGTAGTAAGTAAGTTATCACCCACCATTTACACTATAAACAAAAAAGCTTTTGGTTTTGACATATACCCTCATTACGACAGCCTTTTTATATTAAATACATATGATTCTAAAGTTAAAGCGGAATATAAATTTCATACTGATTCGGAACCTCCTCATGAAAATTACACTATAAAACTAACTTCTCTTATAAATTTATCACAACAAAAATATGAAGGAGGAGAATTAATCTTACATCCTGCAACCACTCCTATTACAATAAAGGAGTTTGAAAATCCCGGGACGCTGGTTGTTTTTCCTTCCTTTATTTTACATAAAGTAAATCCTGTTACAAAAGGTATAAGAAAATCAGGATTATTATTTACTACTGGGCATTGGTGGAGATAATGAAAGAAATTAAAATTATAGATAATTTCATTGATAACAAAACAATTAATAATTTGTTAAATTATTATGATGTAAATAAAAATGAAGCACTTAAATTTAGAGATACCTTTACTTTAAATATAAATGATTTATCCATTAAACAAATTTATAATAATATTTATAAAGATATAGTTGTAGATTGGTTACAAATAGTAAAATGGCCTTTTAATTCATATCAAGATTTACATTTAGATAAGGCAAGTCATGAAACAGTATTAACATCTATAACTTATTTAAATGAAGATTATGTTGGTGGTGAAACATATTTTAAAGATGGCACAGTTATAAAACCAAAAATAGGAAGAACATTAGTTTTTGATGGTATGTATTATGTTCATGGAGTCAAAGCTGTAAAAAAAGGAATAAGATATACTTTACCTGTTTGGTATAAAAAGAAGGTTAAAAATGCATAAAGTAAATTTAAGTTTAATGTTTCCTCTTTTAACTTATGAAGTACCAGTAACTAAAGATTTTTCTAATAAAATTAAAAAAATAAAATTAAAAAAAGATAAAGATGTAAACACTTCTTTTTTTAAAAAAAATCAAAGTAACAGCTTATGTGCAGATGTAGAAAATCATTTAAAAGAAAGCATTAATAGTTTTGCGCAATATATAAATAAAGAAGTAGAAATGATTAGCGTATGGGTTCAAAAATATAATAAATATCAATATCATGATATGCATGTTCATACACCAATGTCTGATTTTTCCTTTGTTTACTATGTGGACTGTACTAAAAACTCAGGTAAGACTATATTTTTTAATCCGGGTCATCCTTATATCACAACTCATAAAATAAAAGTAAGACCTCAAAAAAATCGACTAATAATATTTTCGTCTACTCTTCCCCATTATGCAGAACCCAATAAAGATAATAAAAGATTAGTAGTAAGTGGTAATTTGACAATTAAAAATAAATCTTTATAAATAAATAAAAGGAGAATATATGATAGATCAAAGAGACATGATTATTAAAAGACAGGAAGATAAAATAGAAGAACTTAAAGAAGATTTTATATTACAAAAATCTATTAAAGACTCTGAAATTAGCATGAACAGGGATTTAAAACAACGTTTAGAACAATGTGAGGTTCATATAGAAACTTTAATGAGAATTAATGAACACTATGCATCAGTAATTGCTAAACTAAGATTAAAAATAAAAAACTTTTTAAGTGAAACATAAAATAATTAATAATTTTTTAGATAAAATATTATTTAAAGAATTAAAAGAAGCTATTCAATATGGAGAGTTTCCTTGGTTTTATAGACAACACATGGCTTCTAGTTTTAAAGAGGATTTAGGTTATTTTACACATTCTTTTTATAACAATCATCAAATCAATAGTAATGATTACTATTACAAATACATCATTCCTATTTTAAAAAAATTAAAGGCATCCGCCATTATCCAAATAAGAGCTAATATGTTTCCTAGTACATTTTATAATAATAAAAAAGCTGACTTTCATATAGATTATAGTCTTAATTGTAAGACTGCTATATTTTATTTAAATGATTGTGATGGAGGCACAGAATTGAAAATTAATAAGAAAATTAATTTTATTAAAGCAGAAGAAAATAAAATGTTAATATTTGATTCACAAACCCCTCATCGAGGAACAACTTCTAAAAAAGTTGATTTTAGATATATATTAAACTTTAATTACTATTAAGAAATATCCCACTGTCCAGTAGATTCATTCCATGTGGCACGGGCAGGAAATTCAGGATCAGGATATGGAACTGGAGCTACCCAATTATCATTCTCGTCTAATACCCAAGATGCAAAAGGTTGTGCTTTAATAAATTTATCTTTTGCCTGATCATAAGTATCTCCCTCTCCAGCGAATTGTTTTCTAAAACTACCAGTATATGATGTTTGTATCCACTTAACTCCAAAAGAAGAAAGAGGTGCTACAGTTTTAAAATGTTCAGCAGCTTCATCGGATTGATCTCCTCCATTGTTTGCAATGTCATCATCACAAGCAACCAACACTCTTATTACTATATTATTTTTATCTATTTCTGCAAAATGTGCCATAATAATTAATCTATTTGAAAAGTTCCAGTTACTGTATAGGTGCAAACAGTATCACCACCATCATCTGCTTTTGAATTTGTTCCTGGTTGAACTGTAATAGATGGGTTAGGATATGCTGAAGGTACTCTGATAACAGTAAAACCTGAGCCACCATTTCCGCCGTCTCCATTAGGTCCATTTAGATAGCCGCCGCCTCCGCCGCCGCCACCTTGATTGGTACCGCCTGCTTGGCCGGTAGCACCACCAGGGCCGCCCCCGCCTGGGCCTCCGCCGCCAGATCCGCCGCTGCTTTCTCCTTGACCGCCGCCACCGCCGCCGCCACGAGTGACAGATGATCCTGTAATTGAATTTGCTGCTCCTTGACCACCAACTGCGCCGGGTGCTTTTGCTCCTATAGAGCCAGCTCCGCCGCCACTAGCGCCACCGTAAGGGTTACTTACAGGTCCAGGTGTATTATTAGGACCTCCTCCTTGATTTCCTTCAGGGGGTGAATAGCCGCCTTCATTTCCTTGACCACCTTGGCCGCCACCTCTTTGAGATCCACCGCCGCCAGATCCTCCGTCGCCACCTTGGCCAGAGTCTCCTCCACCGCCTAGACCGCCGCCTGTAGATACTAAAACTGCACCGATACTTGAATTTTGACCTTTATTTCCTGGGGGAGCAGGTGAACCAGAGCCAGCGCCGCCTGAGGAACCACCACTTCCTACAGTGATAGTGTATGGTGTTCCTGGTGCTAATGCTATTTTTGTTCCGCCGGGATAAGAAGTTCTATAACCTCCAGCTCCACCGCCGCCACCGAAACGGGATCCACCGCCTCCGCCGCCAGCGAGAACTAGATAATCTACTTCTATACCGCTGTCTCCTCCAGCACCAAAACCTAGTACTTGATAACCAAAACCTTTTCCTTTAACGGATTTTTTATTTTTTAAATTTTTACCTTCAGAATATTTAAGAAGGTCTATTTTATGATCTCTCATTCTTCTACTCCTTATGCGTCGTTAGCTAAGTCCGTAGTGAAGAATAATCTTAGTCCTAATACTCTCGCGTCAGCACTAAAAGTATCACTACCATCGGCTGCATCTCTGTATAATTGAAAATAAGTTTGTTCACCATCGCCAGCATTCGAAATCGTTACTGCGCCACTTTCTGAAGTAATTTGCTGGTCTTCAACTGTTCCGATTCCAGCGTCTGTTACTTCAACAGCTGTTCCATAAGCAACGTCAATAGTATCACTATCTCCACATGAAACTCCTTGTAATCCAAATATACAGTCACCTGTATTAGTACTACCAGGTGTCCAATACACTTGATAAGTTACTGTTCCTGCATTCCATGACTTAGGGAAAGCGACTGAAAATTGTGCATACTCAGCTGTACTTGCATCAAAATCTAAAACTTTCATATCAGGTCTTGTTGCTGTTGTTTCAACTTGTTGTGCATCAGCACCGTTAGTTGTTGCTCCATACATAGCAGAAGCAGGTACCCACATAGTTTCCTTACCAGCAATTTTAACTGCTGCAACAGTGCCACCAGCATCTTCTGCTTGAATAACTCCACTGCCTTTAGTTTTTAAAGCAATACCTATATTTGTATCATCACCAGATGCAGTAAGTGTAGGATTATTTCCTGTAGCCGCATTCGCTAGTGTAACTTCATTAACAGCAGAACTTGTAGCTGTTAAAAGAGCTAACTGATTTCCATTAGTATCTAAAATAGATGTTCCTATTTTAGGAGATGTTAATGTTTTGTTTGTTAAAGTTTGAGTTCCAGTTAAGGTAACATCACCAAATCCCATATCAATTATATTTGGATTAGTTCCTGATCCAGTTCCATAAATAAATTTTGTAGAAGTATCTCCACCAGCCCAAGTAACACTACTTCCAGTACCAGAAACGTATTTAAATGTTACGGCTTGTGAACCTGTTGTAGAATTTTTAATTGCGTACATTTGCTGTACATCAATTGGAATAGTTACGTTTCTTGCACCTGTAAGTGCACCTGTTAATTCGATAACTCTGTGAGCAAGAGTTGCCCCAGTTCCACCATCAGTAACTGAAAGATCTGTATCTGCGCCATCTGTTACTGCTTGTGTAGTATAACCACCGGCATATTGTTCAATAATTTCTAAATTTGTATTAGTTTTTGTTCCCCATGTACCGGCGTTTTCACCAGTTGCCATTTTTTCAACACCTAAAGGTGTATATGTTGAAGCCATAATTTATCTCCTGCTTAATTAGTTATTTTTAATTTGTTTTATACATAATGTCAACATCATATATTATAATTATGGTGGAGTAACTTTACTCCAACTACCGCCTTGTGTAGCGGTTTTTTTACTCCAGCTACCACCTTGTGTAGGAGTAACTTTTTGCCATGCTATTGGACCCCCTACTTGACCCAATGTAACAGTTGCGGATAAACCTGTCAATCCTATTGTCATTTCTGTTGGAACAATGGAACCTGTACTTGCTGTTGCTGAAACTCCTGATAATCCTACAGCCATTTCTGTAGGAGAAATTGCTCCTACTGAAGCTGTAGCTCCTACTCCAGTCACATTAATTAATTCTATACTTGCAGTTGTTATAGAACCGACTGAGATAGTTGCGTCTACTCCAGTTAATCCCATTACATCAGCAGGAGCAAGAGCGCCTGGAGATGCAGTTGCTGATAAAGAAGCCAAACCTTGAACATGATCTGCTCCATTATTAATACTTAATTGACCTATAGAAGAAGTTGCACCTAAACCTGAAATTTGTTCTGGTATATCTAATTGAGTTGGTACAGAAGCTGTCGCAGAAACTCCTGTTAATCCCACTACATCTGCTGGTGATAAATAATACTCACCACCCCAACCAGTTGATTCAGATCCCCAAGTTTGATATCCCCATCCTACGTTTGGAAGATTTGCTGTAAGACCATCTGGAGCTGTTAAAATAACTGTTGAAATATTTTCCCCCCAATCATTATCTCCCCATGCATTACGTCCCCAACCACTTGTTGATTGAGCATATGTTAATTCTCCAAGACTTACTGTTGCTGAAACTCCAGTTAAGGTTATGGTAGGATCATAACTTTCACCCCAAGGTTCTTCACCCCAGACGTCACGACCCCATCCTTGTTCAGAATAAGCTGTTAAAGATCCTACTGATATTGTTGCTGATAATCCTGTTGGAGTGACAACTAATCCACTTTCGCCCCAATTTTCTACCCCGTAAGCATCAGATCCCCATCCTTGTTCAGGAAAAGCTGTAAGTTCACCAACAGAAGAAGTTAAAGTTGAAGGGGCGGTTAATGATTGAGTAACGGTATCTTGAGCGCCCCAAGAGTTTTGGTTCCAGGGTAAAACACCCCAAGTATCTGAATCTACTGTGTCTGCTTGACCACCCATACTTGGGTGATTAGTGCAATAATAATATAATGTTGGTGCTGAAGCAGCTACGGTAATTTGTGTATACGCTCCAGAACTTCCGGGAGTCCCAGCTGTAGTTACACCTGTGGTG